GGTGACACCAACGAACTTAAGGAATTCCCAGGGGGATCAATTGCACTTGGACTAACTTCAATGGATGGATTGCGTCAAATTTCATTGAAGAACATTGTGCTTGATGATTTCGATGCAATGACTATCTACACCAAAAAAGATGGTCACTTGGACAGTGTAGTTGGACAGCGTGTAAATGCTTTTACTGATTCGTACAAACTTTGGAAAATATCAACACCAACTATCAAAGGGCGTTCGAATATTTATGAAGCATATTTAAAAGGAGATCAAAGGAAAAGACATATCCCCTGCCCATGCTGCAATGAGTTCATTGAACTTGAATGGTCCGTACCATTAGAGAGTGATCCAGAACTGAAAGCAGGAATAACATGGGGATTAGATGATACAGGTCGATTAATTCCAAGCTCAGTTGGGTACCGCTGCCAAAAATGTGGAGATGTGTTTGATGATTCAAATAAAATGAGTTGGCTTAATGCAGGTAAATGGGTTCCTACTGCAATTCCACAGCGACCAGACATAGCATCGTATCATTACGGGTCACTTTGTAACCCAACATTTATGCATAGTTGGACGAAATATGTATATGATTATGTTGAGATAATGGCAATAGATGATGAATCCAAACGAGAACGGAAGTTGCATTCATTCCAAAATTTGGTTTTAGGGCTTCCGTATGAAATGAAGAAACGTAAGATTTCAGCATCAAAATTACAGAACAATATTCGACGTTATGAAATTGGTACCATTCCAGAAAGGCTATCTCGTAAAGATGGTAACGGTCCAATCGTTTTAGTTACTTGTGCATTAGATTTAGGTGGAACAATTGAGGGAGTGAATAAAGGAAAGGAAGATGATGTTCGTATAGATTGGGAAGTTGTTGCATGGTCTGCGAATGGCCAGCGTTATTCTGTTGATCAAGGATCCTTTGGTTCATTTATTCGGAGGGATAAGAATCCAGAGCTCCGACAGGACAAAAAGACTTACCGACATGGAGTATCAAATAGCGTATGGCCAGAGGTAAAATCATTATTAGAAAGATCATTTAAGAATGATCACACTGAAAAGGACATGAAGATTCCAATCATGGGTATTGATTCGGGACACTTCACTGATTACGTTTACAAGTTTGTTGAGGATAATCCAAAAAGAACGGTTGCGCTGAAGGGAGAAGATGAGACAGCTACTAAAGTTCGGACTGCATTTGATTATTCTACATGGCAGCGTGGAAAGTCTAGATCTGATTTATTCATGGTCCGTACTCATTTCACAAAGGATATAATCGCAGGGCATGTTGAATTGACTTGGAACAAATTAGACGGAGAGGTTCAGCCGTTCGGATTCATGAACTTTCCAATGCCAAATGATGGTAAATACATGAAGAAACACTACTTTGATCATTACGAAAGTGAGGAAAAGGTGGAGAAAGATGGTCGTTTTATTTGGAGAAAGGTAAAAGATGAGAACCATTTCTTTGATGTTGCAGTTTATAATGAAGCGGTGAAGGATATATTCGTGCATAAAATACTAGATTCCGCAGGGGAAAAGGAAAGAACTTGGGATAACTACGTACATCAATTTAAGAAGTATATCAAATAGTACCCTTTTGCCTCACAAGCTATGCGTTTTTTTGTTCTTCGTTATATTTGGAACAAGAATAATTATCAAAAAATCGCACATAATGGCAAGTACGGCAGTTGACGTAACGAGAGTATCAAGAGTTGTAGGATATCAATTGAACACAGCGAACTTCGCTACGGTGGCCCCAAATTTGCCCCAGCGAATAGTTGTAATTGGTGAAGCAAACACAGACAAGCAAACTGGACTAGATACATCACAAATCAGTATTACTTCTGAATATCAAGCAGCACAAGAATATGGTTACGGGTCGCCTTTGCATCAAGCAGCGCGAATTTTGCGCCCTCAACTCGGACAGGGCCTGGGAGGTATTCCAACTATTTTTATAGCACAAGAGGAGTCTGGTGGTGGAGGCAGTAATGAGATTACTGTTACTGTAACAGGTACAGCGACAGCAAACGCAACACATTCATTAGTAGTATGTGGTCGTGAAAGTTTAGATGGTGACAATTATTCGTACTCCATTGAAATTGGAGATACAGAAAATGAGATTGCAACAAAAATTAATGATGTAATTGCTAATGTTCAAGCTTCACCAGTATCAGGAGCTGTAGTAACAAATGTAGTTACTGCAACTACTAAATACCTGAGTCTTGTAGCAAATGATGTTAACATTACAGTTAACACAAATGGAGTTGATGCAGGAATTGTATATACGATTGTTTCAAATGGTGGAGGTGTTGGAGTGCCAGACATTACACCAGCATTAGCCACTTTCGGGGAGCAATGGAATACTTTAATCGTAAGCTGTTACAACTTAGATTGTGCAGATGTAATTTCAAAACTGGAGGCTTTCAACGGAGTTCCAGACAACACATCTCCGACAGGTCAATATACGCCAATCGTTCAACGTCCTTTCCGTGCTATATTCGGATCAGTGGATGATGAAAACACAACATTTACAGATTCAAAAAAGGATCAAGTAACAATTGGATTGGCTCCAGCTCCATTATCAAAAGGATTGCCTGTTGAAGCAGCTGCAAATATGGTCGCTCTTTATGCGCCAGTTTCTCAGAACACACCGCATTTGGACATTTCAGGGAAAACATACCCAGATATGCCAACTCCATCGGACATTGGAACAATGGCAGTATACAACAACCGTGATGCTTATGTGAAGTTGGGTAACTCAACTGTTACACTAGCATCGGGAAAATACAAGATTCAAGACTTTGTAACTACATACCACCCAGACGGAGAACCAGTGCCTCAGCATCGTTATGTACGAAATTTCACAGTTGATAGCAATGTGAAGTACACATACGAGTTGAAGCAACGTGCAATAATGCAGGATATGGTAATTGTTGCAGATGATGATGTAGTGAATGTTACAGGAGTTATTAAGCCGCGAGAATGGAGATCAGGAGTATATGATGTATTCGATGATTTGGCATTGCGAGCATTGATTACAGATGTAGAATTTTCACGCGAAAGCACGGTTATCAACTTATCAACAACAAATCCCAACAGATTAGAGACTTTCTTCCGATACAAACGTACGGCAGTAGAGCGCATTTCATCGACTACAGCAGAGGCTGGTTTCAATTTCGGAACATTATAAAAAATTAAGACATGGCAACAGGAGGAGACATTAAGGAGATCACGTACCAAAACACAAGTGGTACAGGTAGATTTTTTGCACTTGCAGGACAGGGTAATACTTTTGACCCAGGAGGCATCCGAACGACTGACGAAGAAGGAGGTATTGCAGGTAATGGTGAATTAGTGATTACCAAAAACAGAATTAGATCTTCTTTCGAGGTGATCATTGTGAATGATTTGAACATTCGAAATGATTCGGAAGTTGCGCGGACTATATCTGAGTCCAATGATCCTACCACATTTACCTTTGCTTTGCAAAACGGTACAGTGTGGCGGGGTCAAGGGTTCATTGTTGGTGACATCAAAACAGATGTTAATTCAACTCAGATGTCTTTAAAGTTCGGAATGGGAGTACTCGAGAAAATTCAAGGATAAATTAATAAACTCAGATATATGAAAGAAGATGATTGGTTATTGGAAGGGACCGAAGAGGTTATTCCACAGGTTCAAGCAAAAAAGGAGATATTAACTTGGTTCAATCTCAATAATATTGCCCGTAGACGTAGAATCAGACTAAAAGATACTGCTGAAAACTTAATGCTTGCAATGGTTGATGGTGATTTATCATTGTCAAAAAACAAGTTCAAGCAAAAGTTATCTAATGGTGAGACTTTAACTTTCAATGATAGGTTGAATGTTGGTGAGTTTCAGAAGATTCTTGATGATAACTCTATAGATGATGAAGACGGAAACGGCAGATTGATTGCTGCGGTTACTTCTTTGACAGGTAAAACAGTTGCCGAAGTTAAAGAATTGAAAGGAGATGATAAGTCACTTGCTAATTCTATCGCCCTTTTTTTGATGTAAACGCAGATATTGAAGGAATGGTTCAAACGGTAGTCGGTAAGTATAACTGGCTACCGTTTGACGTATATAGGTTTTTTTTAGACGCGAGAGACCCAAGAGGATTACGTTATTGGGCGTTAGTTGCAGAAGATAATTTTTGGAATGGATTAGATGAAGATCAAAAACAGAAGGTTACGAAATCATTTACGAACCATCTACATACTGAAGCATTTTTAGAAGACAGAAATAGATTTCAACCACATATTGAGAACATGAATGAAAAGGAGTATTGGTTTTTAAAAAGATAGAACATGGCAAAGTATACAGTTCCAACAGTATTTACCGCAATTGACAAGTTAACTGCGCCTACGCGTAAAATGACTAACAATGCGTCAGATTCTTTTGCCAGAATGGAGCGCAAAGTTCGGAAGTTTGGAGATGCTTCTTTTAGGGTTGCTAGGAAATCGGCAATGGTTGGTACGGCTATGGCAGTTCCGCTTATTGCAGCGGGAAATGAGGCTGTTAAGTTTGAGGAAAAGATGTCTAATATATCCACTTTACTTGATACTAATGCAGAGGACATGGACAAGATGGGCCAGAAGGTGCTTAATATGGCTACTCGTTTACCTGTTCCACTCGAAGAATTAACCACGTCTCTTTATGATATCAGATCAGCAGGTATTGAAGCAAGTAAGGGTATGAATACTCTGGAGGTGTCCGCGAAATTATCTAAGGCTGGGTTATCAACGGCATCTGAGGCTACGGATTTAATGACTTCATCATTGAATGCTTTTCAGGCGCAAGGATTGTCTGCTCAGGAGACATCAAACATTCTATTTAAAACGGTGAAATTTGGTAAAACTACAGTTGCAGAACTGTCACAGTCTTTTGGTCAAGCAGTTCCAGATATTGCAGCTGCGGGAATTACTTTGCAAGATTTCTCTGCTGCAACAGCAGCGTTGACTACATTGGGGCAACCTGCATCTGTAGCTCAAAATCGATTGGCAAGAGCAATAAGCAAATTGAACAAACCTACAGCTCAGATGGAAAAGTTGTTCAAAAAATTAGGTGTCAAGACAGGTAAGGAGTTAATTGATAACTCGGAAAATTTAGTTGATGTATTTGGAAAGCTTGACAAAGCAGCAAAGGATAATAATATCAATTTAGCGAAAGCGTGGGGATCATCTGAAGCTTTAGGAGCATCTACGGCATTATTGGGAGCGCAAAACAAAGCGTACACTGCAACGTTGAAGGATATGAACAGCGGAACTGATGCTGTTACTGAGGCATACGATAAGCAGAGTAAAACGGCAAAATCAAGTATGCAGGTTGTTAAAAACAATATACAGGTGCTAGGCGTACAGTTGGGACAGGCTTTACTTCCAATTGTAGCAGATTTAGCAAAGGCAATTCTTCCATTAGTTCAAAGCTTTGCGAGATGGGCAAAGGCAAACCCTGGTTTAGTTGCCAGTATTGCAAAGTTTGCTGTTAAGGCTATTGGGCTTTCATTTGCTATTTCAGGGATAGCTGGAACAATAGGTATATTATCTAGAGGTATGATTATACTTCGTGGAGTTCAGACAAGTTATAATGTCGTTATGGGGGTTACTCATGCATTAATGGGTAAATCTCCAATGTCTATTCGAAATAATGCAAAGGCAATGTTGGGCTATACGAAATCTGTTAAGTTGGCGAGAGTCGCACAGGTAGCGTTTAATTTAGTGGCGTCTCTTGGGCCTTTTGGTCTTATTGCTGTTGGTGCAGCAGCTGCAGGTGTAGCGATATATGCATTATCGAAATCATACAAAAATGTTAGTATGGAAGCTCGATTAAACGCAGAAGTCACCAAGGAAGCAATGGAAAGCACTCGTGATCATCGTGCAGAAGTCACAGTATTATTTCAGCAGCTTAAACTTGCGAAAGGAGGATCTGAGTCATATAATGACACCTTAAAAGAGTTAGAGAATATTATACCTGGAGTTACTGAAAAATATGACCTTCAGGAAAAAAGTATGAAGCGAATTGCCAAAGCTCAAAAAGAAGTGATGAAAAACATCATTACTCAGGCAAAATCGGAGGTTCGTGCTAAGAAAATAAAAGAGAAGTTAATGGAAGCTGAAGAGGCAAAAGGAAAAAGTGCCTTTCAGTTGAATTTATGGACCAACGAAGAGAAATACGAATATATTCGAGGTTTGGAAAAGGAAGCTGAGATGCTTGCGCGAATTGAATCAGAATCCAGAGACCCAAGCCTAAAGGTAGATAGGAAACGCCAAGAGAAAGCTGATAGAGAAAGCTTTAAAAAGGATCCTATGTTGGAAATGTTAGGTGGATTTTCAGGATTAGCGAGTGCCTTCGGAAGGCAGAATCAGGAGGTTGATGTTAATATCAACATACAGGGAGATGGATCAGTAACTGCAACGGCAGCATCAACAGGGGGTGGAGGTTCTAAGCCAATCGTACCAACTACAAATTAATAAATTATGAGTATTGACATATTATTAGTTGAATCAGGAAATGGAGGTGAATTTTTAATCACTAAAGATCAAAAGGATATTGAGACTATTCAAGGATATCAAAACATGATTTATCTAGGGTTGTTCGGTGGAAATGTGGAACAATCTACTAAGACTTATGCAGTGGGTGAGCAGAGGTTTGATTGGTGGGGTAATTCACTTTTGCAGCAATTCCCAAATGCACAAATGAACTCCAGAACAGAAAGGCTTTTACGTGAATCAGCTTTTACTAGCCAGACTAGATTGGAAATTCAACAGGCGGTCATTGAAGATTTACGATTCATGCAAGCATTTTCCGATTTGGAGGTGTTTGTGTCGTTTCCTGAAATTGACAAGGTAGAAATAAGAGTAAATGTTACTAAGCCAGATGGAGAATTATCCGCGACTTATGCGTTTCTTTGGGATGCAACACAACAAGAACTGACAACGAATAATAGATACACAACTATTTGATATGGCACAACCGACATTAGATCAACTACGCGATGCGTACATAAATGACATAGAGACTGAATTAGGTATAACTATACCGGAAGAATCGAAGAACTTTCTATTTGCTTTATCCACAGTTCATTCAGCAAGAATAAAACTACTGTATCTTAATCAGGCTAAATTGCAAAAGAACATCTACATCGATACTGCTGAGTATGAATCGCAAGGAGGTACATTAGAAAGGTTTGGACGCGCTAAGTTGGGGAGACCACCATTCACAGCAGTTGCAGGTGAATATGTAGTTCAATTTACAGGAACTGCAGGTGTTGTTATTCCTGCATCAACCGTATTTAACGCAGATGATAGTTCGAGTGCAGCAGGGTTACGGTTTATACTTGATAGTAGTTACACATTAGCATCACCATTTCAGGCAACTTTACGGGCTTTGGATGCGGGTATTGAATCAAAGTTGGAAGTAGCAGATACTTTGACGCTTTCCGTTCCTGCGGCAATCGCAAATGTTGATAGTCAAGTTTCCGTTATTTCAGAAGCTACCGAACCACAGCAAGCCGAGGACCTTGAGGAATATCGAGAAAAAGCACTGGAAGCTGAAAGGTTGGAAGCTGAGGGAGGTGCAGGTGCAGATTATCGTATATGGTCGGCAGATGCACAGGGAGTAGAACAGGTTTATCCATTCACAGCGCAAGTGGGCAACAGTATTGAAGTAAATCTTTATGTTGAGGGAGAACTACCAACTTATCCAAATGGAGTGCCTACACAGCCTCTTTTGGATGCAGTCGAGGTAGCCATTGAAGAACCTACTGCTACAACCCCATCAAGAAAGCCATTAACAGCGGTTGTTAATTATCTACCAGTAACAGCATTGGAGGTAAATGTAACAGTCAATGATTATGTTTCCCCAACACCAACAGCTC